GTAAAAAAATAGATATTGATTGTTACTATTACAAGGGAAACGCGGGAATAGGAAGCAAATGTGTACCATAAAATAAAATAGTTAGTTATAATATAATTGAATATTTTCATTTAGATAAAAAATAACCTGCCATGACTGAACTTGAATCTTCTTTAAGAGATGGAAACAACAGAAAAGAGTATCCCAATGGTGATGTTTATGTAGGCGAATGGAAAGACGGAAGAAAAAATGGTAAAGGCATTATGACATATGCGAATGGTGACACTTATGATGGCAATTGGGTAGACGGCAACAAAGAAGGACAAGGTGTGTCGACCTCTTACATGGGTAGAAGAGTTTATACTGGCAGTTGGTCAAACAACCAAAAGAATGGAGAAGGCACGATGACCTCTCGGGCCGGTGAATATGACGGAATAGATGTTACTACTTACAAAGGAATATGGGTAAACGACAATTTACCAACTGGCGAGATTTACTATGGAGAAGGTGATAGGAAGAGTGACACGTACAAAGGCGAATTAAGACAGAGATACCATCCGACTGTTGATGGATTGACGATTTTTGTTCCTCACGGAAGAGGTGGATTTTATAGAGATGATGATGGTACTAAGAGGTACGAAGGCAATTTTAACCGCGGTACTGAGTATGGACAAAGCACCACATATTATCCCGATGGTTCTAGATTAACTTCAGTAAATTCAGTAAATAGACCACACCCTTCTCCTTATTTATCAAACCAAAAAACAGTGAGAAGAGAAGGAACATATGGCATGACACCTGATAAGATGAAGGAATTAGACGATATTTATTTCAACGATAGGAACTTAGGCGGAAGTAAAAGTAAAACAAAGCGACGAGTGAGTAAGAATAAAAAATGTAAAAGTAAATATAAATATCAAAAAAATAAAAAGAGATATAGTTTCAAAAAAAATACAAACAAAAAACGCCGATAAAGTCATAGAATAATAAATAAATAATTATTATTTATTATTTTACATTTTTGAATAAAATAAAAATTGATATAAATATATATATAGACTTATATCAACAAACTCAATTCGCATAAATGATAATCCCGGTAAAATGCGTAACGTGTGGAAAAGTCATCGCCGACAAGTATAGGTATTATCTGAACAAAGTTCGAGAGAAGAAACTCGAAGAACAGCCTGGCGGAGATGATATAGCCATTGACAAGGTTCTTTATTTAACAAAACATAATATAAAAAAAACACCCGAGGGACAAGTTCTTGATGATATTGGATTCACCAAAATGTGTTGCAGGCGTCACTTTTTAACCCATGTCGATATTCAATAATAGTCATAATAATCAATAATCAATAATAAATAACCCAATAACATTAATAATAAAATTACAAGTATTTTTTATTTATTTAATCTATTCAACTATTAAATAAATAAATAAAAAATTGAATTAAAATTATACAATATATATTTATATTAAACCAGAGACCACGCATATAACATTAGTAAACGATGGCAAATGCAAGCAAAACAATATCTCGACTTTATACTGCAAGAAAAACATTATTGGAATTGCTCTCTACAAGAGGGTATGATGTGGAAGGGTACGCAAATTTTGGCGTGAATGAAGTCAACGCCATGTACACTCACAAACAACTTGACATGTTGGTTGAAATGAAAGGAGAACATAAATCAAAGGGAACAACAAAATCCAAGGGCGAAAAAGGCGATAAGAATAAAGACAAAGATGATGAAAAAGAAAATAAAAAAACCTATGTTAAATTTCATTTAGAGAAAACATTGAGTGTGAGTCACATCAACGACTTAATCGAAGACTTGTATGTTTTAGGAGTTGGCGGAGACATTGGCGGAACGGGAGTTTCTGCCAACGCGAATGACACCGTTCTCACAGATAAAGACACGCTTATTATTATCACAAAACAAGAAATCAAAACCATGAATCAGGTCTCGAATCAGCTATTTTTACAAGGGCGGTTTATTGTGCTGCTGTCACTCGACCGCTTGCAATTCAACATATTGAATCACCAGTACGTTCCGCGTCACACAATTTTAAGCGACGACGAAGTTGGCGAGATGATGAAGAAATACAATGTCATGGAAAAGTCGCAGCTTCCGGATATTTCAAGATATGACCCTGTCGCATTGGCAATTGGAATGAGACCGGGCGAAGTATGTAGTATCGACAGACCAAGTAAATCCGCGATAAGTTCGCTTTATTATAGAGTGTGCACGCAATAAATAATCGATGAATCAATGATGTCGTTTAAAAATTCAAATAAATATCTCTCGGAATAAAACTCAATATGTATTTATATAAAGAATGTGCCTGAACAAACAACCACACCATGAAAAACGGATAAGCAAATATCAATACGAATATAATTATAGAACGAGTATTGAACTGGCGATAATATAACACATAGACGAGCACCCAGACAATCGTGCATATCCAATATAAATTTCTCACCAAGTAATACCACCAAGAAAGCGTCTGTGTTCTTTTTTCCATATAATATATTTTTCGATTACTAACGGTGGCATCCTGCTCTTCATTCAACATTTCATTTTGAACACGGTCTTTTGTCGACACTAGCATGTCGTTATAAATTGTTGAATTAGAAATCTGAACATCTTGATTCCCAATTTTCGCAATTCCTAAAGAAACTTCTCCCATTATCATAGTGTGTTCATCTTTAAGTTTTTGAATCTCTTGGTCTGCATTTTTTCCATATCGTTCTATCAACAATTCAGTGTATTTTTTTGGACCATCTTTATTTAATAAATAATTATGTTCAGCTTCAGTAAACTTTTCCGGGGCAGTTTTTACATTTCTCTCTGCATCTAAATATGCCTTTTTTAAATCACTTTTTTGTCGCTCCATCATGCAATCCTGGTCGCAAGAATTATTAGCTTTCATTGTAATATCATTTATTGTTTGAATACTTTGAAGAAGAGCGGCATTATCTGTCATAGTATATAATGAATGTTTGAAGTTTGAATGCTATAATAACTAAATATTATATTAATTTTATAATTTTTTTATTATAAAATTGAATTTGATTTTTTACATTTTTAATTTGCATCCATGCAATCATAGTTGCATCCAATTGTGAAATGATTCCGCTTAAAAAAATTGATGCGCACGACCTTTTGGTCGGAAAACAATATTTGATTGAATACGCTGGTCCCCACGTGGTTTCAAATCCAAGATTCAAAGGACATTTTATTGGAAATATTTTACCTGAATGCGAATACCAATGCGTACTTTCTAAATTTACAAACGTGTTGCAAACAGGAAATGTGAGTACTCCTGATTTAAAGTTGCAAGATTGCTTTTATAATTATTATGAAACGGGTGCGCTAACCCGCGCAGCTACAATACTGCTTTTGCAACGAATTACAGGTGATAAAAATTTTACATTTGATAATTATTATTAAATAAAAAATTATAATCATTTTTTTTATTATTTAATTTTATTTCCTTTTATTCTTCTTTTTATTCTTCCTTGTTTTTTTATTGGATATGGATGCTGTAACATAATTACATTTGGCCTTGACAACATCTTTTGGATAAAATCCGTCGGTTGTTGTTATAACGCCATACATACTTGGCCTTCTATCTCTAAAAAGCCCCCAGCACGCACGATTAAATCTAACCTTGTCAATATTAACACTATGCGTAACAAAAGTTTCAGATGTTTTATTCGCTTCTACAACAATGGCACCCGTCTCGTCTGTTATGAAACAACTTCCATAAAATGTATTTGTGGCTTCTTTGCCGACGCGATTAGACGCAACCACCGGTAGTAAATTTGCTGCCGCGTGTCCTTGCATTACGCGCTGCCAGTGTAACCGAGAATCTAACTTTGGGTCTTGCGGTTCTGAACCAATTGCGGTTGGAAACATGAGAATTTCAGCGCCTTGAAGTGCCAAACATCTAGCAGTTTCAGGAAACCATTGGTCCCAGCAAATAGCAACCCCAATTTTTACTATAAAATTATCGACATGACATTCCCACACTCTAAAACCCGTGTCACCTGGTTGAAAATAGTATTTTTCTTGATAACCAAACCCATCAGGTATATGTGTTTTTCTATAAATGCCAAGACAAGACCCATCTGAATCTATCATTATTAGTGAATTAAAATACGATTTCCTACATCTTTCAAAAAAAGATATAGGTAAAACAACCTTGAGTTCTTTGGCCAAATTTTGAAATGTGCGTATAAAAGCATCCGGTTTTATTACAACAGTTCCGTCCGCGTCATTTTTATCTTCATCTATAACACTATGTGCCGTCGCAAAGTATTTGCCATTCTGTTCGTAACAAAAATAAATATTCTCAAATAATTCTTGTAATAAAATGACCTTGGCGCCACTTTTGGCGGCATCTCGAACCAATTTAACCGCCTTTTTAATATTAGCCTCTATTGAATTCGAACACGCCATTTGTGTTGCTGCAATCTTAAAAATACGATGACTCGAATCTTCCTTAATATTATATTCCGTTGGAGATGACATTTGTGACATTTGTGATATAATAATATAATAATATATTATTATATTATCTACCTCTATTTATTCTTAGTGTTTAAAAGTAAAAGAAGTAAACGAAAAAGCACAGTGGTGTCAAAATAATCTATTTTTTTTTATTTTTCAAAGTTCGTTTATTTGTTTTTTTAAAATAACCATTTTTCGTATCAGATAACGGTTCTTGTTGAGACATGCAATGTATGTTACCTCCTCCCATCAAAATTTCTCTCGCATAAACACCAACAACTTTTTTACTAGGAAACGCATGCGATATAATTTTCATAGCTTCTTCGTCGCTTTCACAGTGAAATATTGGGACAACAACCACATCATTTGTGATTATAAGATTTACATGCGAGCCCGCCATTCTTACTCCCGCCTTTCTTTGATATGAACCTTTTACTGTAGGCAGCGTATCAATTTCTTTTTGGGTATAAACAAGCGGAGGTGGATGCGGGACTTTTACAACTGAAAATGGTCGTCCCTTTGCATCCGTTGATGACTCAAGCACTTTCATAGCAGCGAGAGATACAATTTCTTGTTCTTTGTCTTCACACGCATCAGTTCCACAATTCTTTGGCCACGATAAAAGAACTTTGGCAACATCGGCGAACACACATAAATTGTCTACATGTCCGTCTGTGTCGTAATCCATAAACACGCCAAGTGGCAACCAAATTACCTTTCTCACATTAAGGTACTTACATAACACGTCTTGAATTTGGCGCTTGTCAAGGTGTTGATTTCTATTCTTATTAAGTAAGCACTGTTCTGTGGTTATTAATGTACCTTGCCCGTCGACGCTGTAAGAACCACCTTCACACGCAAAATTGAAATTTTTATAAAATTGTGTAGATAAAAAATTACTTATTTTCAGCGCAACAAGGGCGTCTAATTCATGTTTAATTTCTTTAGGTTTCCCCCACCCATTGAATTTCCATCCCAATGCTCTTAAATCTCGCTCTTGCCCTTTCCCCATCCCCTTATTTTTGTTTTTTTTTATCAAAAATGTTGGAGCAATGTCGCGCAACCAACCATCATTACTTTCAACCTCGCATACAAATATATTTTCGTCATTTTTAAAATATTCGGTTGCTTTTAACCAAGTGGAAGATGGTGCCACAATTTGAACAGTCTGATATTGACTAATTGTGCGCGCAACAGTCGCAATTGCAAGTTGCGCTGGACCAAGACGAAATGTTCCAGGATTACTTGGCCATCCTAACCATGTTGCGCGCTGGGGTTCAAATTCTGATGGCATGTAATATCCATCTCTTCGAGGTATTGTATCAAGTGTTGATTTTTCTTTTTTATGGGTTGACATTGTACAAATGTAAATGTAAAAATAATATATAGTATAATAATATATTATTTTAATAATAATTTTAAACCGTTATATTTTTCCATAGTTGTTTTCGGAATCATATGCCGCGGGTTGTCGTGCATCATTTGAACTAAATTGTCTTCTATCCATTTTTGACATCAACGGTATAAAACTTTCAGATAATTTTTTTGATTGAACGGATTGAGGACCCGCAGCACCAGCACCCAAAGACGATGACGGTTGCGATGGGTCGGGTGTGGCGCCATCTACTTCATGCATTAATTCTGTTGCCTTGCTTGAAATGGAGTCTTCTAGGGTGGCGGCTCTCGATGCAACTGAATTATACAAGCAAGACCGGTCGGTTGACCCCGACTTTTTTTCCTTTGTAGTATTTGCCAATTGAGCGCCAAACTTACTCGAATCAAATGCGAAATTATACTCGTCAAAATTTATATTGCTTCTTTGATACATGTCATTAACTAAATAACCAATGTAAAGCAATCCGGCAAATAAAATAATTACCACTAAAACAGTGACGAGTTCTTGAGGCAACCATCCAAGGTGCATCAGTACGATGAAAAATATAATTACAAAACAAATCAAAACAATCAGTTTCATTATTTTTACGCGAGCTGCATATTGCTTATGATAATATGTGTTGATATCAACCATCCTGCCAGTATTGCTTATTTTTTGTTTATCAGCTTCTAAAGCATTTTTCTTTGCCATTAAATCATTTTCTGTAAGTGTAATAATTTTCTTTTTATCTTCTAAATTAGAATTCATTTGTTCATTTACTTTCAAATGATTGCTAGCATTGTTCAAAAGTGTATCAAATAATTTTGACCGAAGTGTTGAAATTTCTGAAATATCATTGATAATTGTTTTTTGTTGAGCAACATTGTCGGGTGATGGATTCGATTTAAGTAAAATATCTAAAGCAGTATATTTGTCATTTTCTAATTTTTGTAAATTAGAAATTTGTTCTGTTAATTCATCAGTTGACTCTGGAGAGGGTTTTGTAACTGTCACTGTCGGAACCGTGGGAGCTGTAGTAGATGCAGCAGTATGTTTGGGTGAATTCGGCACAACCGAACTTTTATTCGTCATCGAACTTACCAAACTAGTCATTTGTTAATTTATTTATTTATTTATTATAAAACAATAATAATATATACATACATAAAAAATAAAGTATATTATTATTATTTATTAATGAAGAGAACAAATTAAATGGTCAATAAATCTAAAATCAAGGGGTAAAAGACCCCACGCTTACAATTACAATAGTGGATTAATTTCACCAAAGGGTAAATCGGGTCTTGAAATTTTAAAATAAGCCAAAATGTATTGAATTATAAAATATATAAATACAATCATCATCAATGTTCCAATTATTAACGTAACTGATGACATTGACGATGAACTTTCTTCGCCTTCTCCACCTTCACCACCTTCTCCACTCTCTTTCCCCCCCCCCATAAAAATATTGCTAAACATAACGATAATTAAAAGGATGGCAATAACAAACCATACAGTATAATATGCATAACTTGATTTGAACTGAATTCGCGTATCCTCTTCTTGACCTATCAAAGATTCAGAAAGTGCAGATGTGGATGCTGACGACGACATGAATGACTCTTTGATTGGTGCGATTGAAGAAATTGTATTTGCATCTACGGTGTTATCCAGAGTTTGTTTATGAGAATCAAGTTTAGCTATTTTTGCTTTTATTGCATTTATTTTTTGTTCCATGGCTTTTCTATCGGCCAACGTAGTTGACTGTTGCGATGATACTGCCTTTATTAATGCAGTTGCAGCATTTAACATATCTTCGCGCGCAGAAATCAGCGTCTTTTCAACCTTCGGAGAAAATACTAGCGTACTTTTTTCTTTATTCGCGTGTTGTAAATCTAAAAACGTTTCAACAATCCACACGGGAATGCTATTCATTTTTGCAAATGGACGAATCTTGCTAGCAGGGTCTTGTGTGGCAGGGTCTTGTGTGGTTACAAGCACGAAATTATTCACATTTTGGCTCCAGTAATTTAATGATATTCCATTTCCTTGACAATACTCGCTTGCAAGTTTATTTTGTTGATTGATATCTTCTGGAGACGCAGGCGTTATACATGAAGCCATCCAACTATTCATAGCGTTTTCATTGTAATTGTTAAAATCCGCAACGCACATGGGTGTCCCATTGACCATGCTTGTTGGTTTTGGACAACATTTTTGTCCTAGTGGTGCAACGCAACTAGCGCTATCAGTTGGATTAGCGCTCCACCCCGGAACTGTTACACCCGCTTGAACGCATGGGCGCAAGGTTGCAGTTGTAGAATCTGGAAGGGTGGTTCGAATGTCGCCATTTGAATTTGAAACGCCCATTGCAGCACAATCAGTTCCACTCAAAGACGCGTCGCAGTTGAAACAACTATTAATTGGTGTAAGCGTTTTTACTTGAACAACAAAGTAATTCTGGTTTTTCAAAAGCTCCTTGTTATATTCCGAAAGAGCGCTTGAATATGAAGCCATTTTTGAATCAAAAGCATCATCCAGTTTGTCTAGAGGCGTGGCCTCCTTCGTATCTTTTGGCAAAACAGTTTCAGGGGTAGAAGATGCAGCTGCTGATGCTACAGCTGCTTGAGGTTGTTGGCTCCCATTATCGAACCCTTCAATTCTCATTCCCACAATTTTGTTGTCTCCGGTATTTTGTGCTAAATAAGTATTCATACGGTTTAATTTTTTTTCATCTTTTAAAAATGCACGTCCCTGACTCAAACTAATATTTTTCAAACTATGCCTGTTATTTTCACCAGAATCATTACATTTACAAGGAATTAAACCAGTAACAGGACAAACTTTTCCTTCTCTATTATCTAAACTTTTATCGTCATCATTGTCGTTATTAGAATTATCACTAGTTCCAAATATATTATCAAAAAACATCTGTATATATGTTATATATTATTATTAACTATAACATATGCGCAGAAAAACTTGTAAAAATTATTTATATATTAAAATTAATTAATGTTAAATGTTGAATAATATTGAATAATGTTGAATATTGAATATTCATAAAAGTTATTCAATTCAGTTAATTGTCTTGGTCACATGTCACATTTTGCGAGCAAGGGATTAAAAGGGACAGCATGTCCCTTTAGCATGTCCCTTTAGCATGTCCCTTTTTCACACACTTTGTAGTTTCGGTTTGAACATTAAATATAATATTGATGCAGACCCAACTAGGTACATTATAATGCTAAAAAAGGTCGTTTTATATAATTCATTATAATCATCCAATGATGCACCTGCCGCCAATTTTGTCTCATTAAAATTATCGCCTAATTCTAATACACTTGAATATTTTGTTTGAAGAGGTGTAATGTTGGCATTGATTTTTGAAATTGTTTTTGAATTTGAAGACATTTGTGACCGAACTTGTTCTAGCAAGTGATTTGCAGCATACCTATAATTGAGCAACACTTTGTCATTCAAGTCTTTTGCGTGAGAATCAGAACTAACATGTCCTGCAGTTGTCGTCGTCGAAGTTGGTGTCAACGTTGGCATTGATAATGTTACATTCTTGTGGTAATTTACATAATTTGATTTATATTGACTAAGCATATTATCAAATAAAGAATTCACATTATTTATTTTACTTTGAATATCATCTGTTGCCATTGTATTTTTTCCTATATTTTTTGTTTGTTTTTATATTGTATATATTTATTATTTATTATATATATACAATTATAAATTTATTATTTTATATTTTATTTATTACTCACTCAGCAATTGCTTTTGGGGGGGCACCACCACCACCGCCAAACATTGCTGACATTCCAGGTATCTTGTCGAACATTTTACCCATTGAACTTGATTCAAATTTGTCTAAAAATGATTGTGCCGTTTTTAAAAGCGGCTCCATGCTTTTCATATTTTCCATCAACTTTTGCTGCTGGTCCATTAGCGTATTTGTTTGAGACGTAAGACCTCTCACGCCATCTTGGCCCACCAGATTTTCTAAATTATCATATGCCGTCTCTAACGTTTTGGCATAATCAACTCGGTTATTTACGGGAAGGTCGTCTTCGTCGTTGATGCTTGCCGGACTGAGTTCAGTCATGGGTTCAACCGAACCATTGGTCAAAGGCTTTTGGGTAGAAGTAGAAGAAGCAGATGTCGTTACTTTCTGTTTTGACGCCTTGCCTGATGTTCCTGCACCCATTACTCCTGCTGCTGCCGGTTTGGCGGCTGCTGCTGCTGCTGCCGGTTTTGCTGCTGCTGCTGCTGCTGCTGCTGCTGCCGGTTTTGCTGCTGCCGGTTTTGCTGCTGCTGCTGCTGCTGCCGGTTTTGCTGCTGCTGCGACGCCATCCACCTGGGTGGCCGATTCATCAGCAATTGCATCAGGGTTTGTCGCCGCATCAAATCCTTCTTTACCGCTTACAAGATTTCTGGATATTACAGTAATAAAATTTGTTAATATCAAAGTTACAATCAATACAATTGTCATATTTTTACTAAAGTATGTTGATATGAACCCTATTGATAGAAATATCAATAGCGCGTAGCTATCTCTCAACACAACATAACCAAAAAAATTAATAACTGCTAAAAATGCAACAATGTACAATACATTTTTATCTTGCAGCATGGATTGAACCGCCTTCGGAAGTTTCATGTGAACGTTGACCATTTTATAGTATATGCGTATATATGTATATATAATTAACGCAAGAAAATAATATGTATAAACAATTTACATACAACTCAAAATATATATTATTATAACTTTCTAAAAAGCATTAATTATATATTAAATTCTGTTAGTATGGAACAACATACAAATCATCATTCAAAATATGACTTGGCATTTTGTGAAATTTTTAATTCAAAAATTCATGGAAAAAATAGTAATAGTTCAAAAAATATTGAATCGCATTTTTTAATTTTTAGAACATTGTGCATTAATGAATTTTATACCATAACACAATTTATTCCAATTTCAGATTTTATTTCCACAATAAGAGGTGACTATATTAGAAATAATTATTCTCGATATTTGCACCCAGTCATTAGAAATTACAATGAAATCCTTATAAAAAAACATTACATATCTTTGGAAATTATAGAGTGTGTTGAACTTGAAGGAGGAGAACAAGTGGCGATTTACAAAACATTTTGGTTGCGCACATTTCAGCGGAAATGGAAACGTTACTGCGACTCAAAAAAAAAACGTCTGGCTGCATTGTTACAACCTTATGGACTATTTATGAGAGAAATTGGTATATCTTGTTTCAATGGTTTTAATGATACCCGCTTCCAACCTAAAATTATATAATTCCCATCTATAATTGTACACCTGTTGTTATATTTTTTAAACATTAGTACTCTTGAATGTGGCGGCGGACGCGGACTTGTCCATGCATCATTTGACCAATTTTGTTCCCCGATAAAAATTTGGTCTCCTTCTATTTTCAAAATTACAGCAATGTGACCATAAGGTGTATCCTCTTTGTTTCTTGCCCAAATAATTACATCATTTACTCTGGGCATATTATTTTTTCTTCTACAATTCAAGTTATTTTTATATGTTTTGAATTTATATTTTTTACCATTTTCAATTGACTCAACTGTTTTTAATCCAAATACATCTTCGGCACCAACAACTGACGCAAATGTAACACCGAGTTTGGTAATTAGGTACCTTCTGGCATATTCAACACACTGCCACTGCATTCCAGAAAATATATTTTTATTTTTGTACCTGATAACATTATTAAAGCCCGATTCAAATGAATTATTGCAATTGGAATATGCCGGAACATCTTCTAAATGGCCCAAATGGCCAATCTTCTTACCAAATCTAGTAACACATTTTATTTTTTTACTATTATGTATTATTTTTTTTACTTTTGAATGTCGACTCGTTTTATTTTTTCGTAAAGAGTGTCGCATAGGATGTTATGTTATGTTATGTTAATATAATATTTATATTATTATGATATGATATTTTCTAATAAAAAAATAACTGAATAATATAAATAAATTTATAATAAAGGTGAGAGGTTGGGGGCGAAGGGAACTTTACTGTCTGTGTTTCCTGGTTTGTATGTGTTTCCTGGTTTGTATGTGTTTCCTGGTTTGCCTTTTATTTTTTTTCATCTTTCTGGATTGTTGTCTGTATTTCCTTCCACCACGCTGTGCATTGAATGCTGCATGTTGTTCTTGAGGCAGCGTATCCTGAAGGCGCTGTTTGAGCTGATTGCTAAAATTCGAGAGCACCTGGCCAAGAGCTGTAATATTTTCAGACAAGGTGGCATCTTCTGCATCTATAAATCCGCGCATTTTATCAATGTCTGCAGGAATGTCTTTGAGAATATTTTCATACATTTGATTTGTCTTTGTTAATGATTCCAGCTGTGCTGTAAGTTCTTGAATTCTTTTATTTAATTGACCAATTTGGTCATTCAAAATTCCAATTTGCCCTTCAGCCACCTCTTTCATTTTTACATTTTCATTCATTTGGACTTTATCTGCCAAGTCACCCACCAAGCGCTCTCGTTCTTCCATCATTTTACCTCTGTTAACAACTGCCGCATCCAGTTCGCGCTGTATTTCTCCGCGACCCGCAATATACTGTTGAATAAATAAAAAGTAAGGATTCAAATCATCCAGCATCTTCCGAATTTTTTCAGTGTATTCATTTATTTTAACTGAATTCTCTCGTGTTCTAGATGCAACTTGTGCCAAACTCATCAGTTTATCTCTTATTAGAGCAACAGATGGACTTGCTTTCAAATACTCCGGCTTATCAATTGAAAGTTTACTTTTTCGACGAAATGTTTGTGCGCGTGGCGATTTGTTGCGTCTTGGAGACGACTTTCGCCGTGGTGGCGAATTACGTTTTTTTGGTGATGAACGCAGAGACAGAGACCTCCTAGGTGACCTGGGCGAACTAGGTGATTTTTTTTTGAATAGTTTTTTTAAAAACGGAGTCATTCCTTTTGTTCGATTTGGAGATGAACGTATACTTGAATCATTCATATTAAAAATTCTAGGAGACCCTTGCGGAGTAATATTATTTATTGATTCTTCTGCTGCTAAAATTGGAGAAAGCTGAGAAACCTCCGACCGTTGCCCTTGCTGTTGCTCTTCGGGTGTAACCATAACCATCGATTTTGATTGAGAAAGTTCAGGGTCAACAATGTCGACATCAATGGGAGCAGAAGGAATAGGTTCTTCAACTTTAACAACTTCAGATGCTGCAGGAGGGTCAATGATGTCAATGTCAAGAGAAGCAGGAGCAGGACCAGCTTCTACAAACTCTTGTCCCACCGGTGAAGGAATCCCCAATGCCCGCCTTTCTCTTTTTCCAATAGAACCATTTTTTCGTTTTGTTTTTGGTGGCATTTGTAATAATTTAAAATTGTAATTCAAATATATAATATCATAATATTATATATTTTAAATATTTGTAAAAATTAATCAAATTTTTCAACATCTCTTGTTATTTTTCCTAATGTTTGTAATATTTGTTCTTGGTCTCTCTTTATTTTAAATAAATTATCATCTGTTTTATTCGCATCGCCATCAATTCCATCAATGTATTTTGAAAGCTCTTTATATTTTGCCTCCCTGTTACTTCCTTTCATTAGCAACGCATTCTTCAATTTTCGTATTTCTTTGAAAATCATTTGTTGGTCCCTTTTTATTCCAGCCACTATTGCGCTAGGCACTTTTTTTTTGATTGAAGCTTTTACATTTTCACCTTGATATTCCTGGTCATATTCAAATTGTTCGTCACGTTCTTCATATTCATCCCGCCGCTTACTATTATCATGGTGATGATAATGATGATGCTGATGTTGATGATGATGAGTTTTATGATTAGATGCTTCTAAATCTTTTAAATATTTTAACAATCTCTCTAAAGCCCCGATTTGCATTACCATTTTATTTTTAAACTCTTCATAATAATCATCATATCTATTTACAATGTCTTCTAAATGCGGATTTGATTGTGACTGTTTTCTTATAAATATCCTGTTTCTTAGAATTTTATTTCTATTTTCCTCCTGTTTGCATTTTAAAATATGCATGCGTGCATCTCTATTGAATAAAGATAATGCGGCATCTGAACCAGTATTTGACTCGAGGTAATCCGGTTTAAAAACTAAAATGCTCTTCTGAATATGCTGCATTAGTATACAATGTATATAATTAACAACTAATAAATTATTATTTTTATATTTATTATGAAATGATATAAAATTATTTTTTAATATTCTTTATAACATTTATAACAAATGAGCATTGTAACATTTACAGATATTTTGGGTAACAGTACACAAGTCAAACTAGAAGAATGCATACCTCTTGAACTGAAACTAAATCTTACACGATACGGTGAAAAATACAGAGAACTAGGTAATTTTCTATACAAGTACAAAACACAGTATGGATATAGTAGTCAATTGCCATCAACTAAAATGGTCAGCACGGATGAATTGGCATTCATAGGCGAGTTGCGTAAAATGAATTATGACGAATTGTTAAAAAATCACTCTGAAAATTGGAATAAAGATTACTACTACAAGTAATTTAATATTTTCTTGAATATTTAGATTTCGATTTTCTTGAATATTTAGATTTCGATTTCGATTTTCTTGAATATTTAGATTTCGATTTTCTTGAATATTTAGATTTCGATTTTCTTGAATATTTAGATTTCGATTTTCTTGAATATTTAGATTTCGATTTTCTTGAATATTTAGAT